TTTGATTTGTCTCGTTCTTCATAGACGACGCATTCTCCATTTTCACAAGCCATGATGATTACAAGTTTTTTGACTGAAATACCAGTCAGTTCGTACAGCATACAACCATATGCCATGCACTGTACAAAATAGTGTTCGATCCACTCTCGTGGTTTGGGTTTTTTAGAAGTCTTAAAGTCTATTATTGCTAATTCGCCGTCATATTCAGCGATACAGTCAACTGTGCCAGCAATGCCCAGTTGCTTACTATATAGGGAACCTTCTAGGGCGTAAATATTATTTATACGATTTAAATCTGATTTTGAGATCTTAAAAAGAAAATCAGAAATCGGTTGTACCTTTGGTAGGTCTTCATTCTTCAGATGATGTTCTACCAGAGTGTGCATGTCTGTACCACGACTCGTTGCCGCTTTCGTGATACGATCTGCTTCTTCATCTCCAACTTTCTTTCGCCATTTGACAAAGATCTCCTTATTAAAATGACTGGTCACCGAAGTAATGGAGACCAGTCGAAGTAGTTCTTCTTCATCAGGAACTGAGTAATACCTTACCCCATCAATAGTCTCCCTCTCAAGTTGAGGAAGACTAATATCAACATGATTAAACATTAAAAACCTGCTTCCATTTTTGCTAGAATATATTCTTTGACAAGTCCAGAACGAACAATATCATCAATTCCAAACTCAATCATATCAAAAGATGGCATTTTACGCAAGACACTCATAAAGTCTACGATACCATTTCTTTCATTTGTCTTCTGCAAGTCAGACTGAACAGCATCGCCACAGAAACAAATTCTAGTATTCTCACCAACACGGGTGATAATAGAGTCTAGTTCGTGGAAGTTGAGGTTTTGGAATTCATCAACGATCACGATTGCATTATCAAGTGTGGTGCCACGAAGGAATGAGGTAGACCAGAACTTAATAGTTTCTTGTGATTTGAGATTACCATACAGCATCTCAAAGTCAGCATCAGAAGGCATCTGGAACATATACTTCACCATATTCTTATATGGAATCTGGTAGATGTCTGCCTTATCTTCATGGGAACCAGGAAGGAAACCAATCTCTCTGGTTGCTACAAGGGACCTTACAAGGTAGATACGCTCATAGGGTGTCCTCTCATCCAAAACATCGCAAAGGGCATTGTAGAGGGTAATAAAGGTCTTACCGGTGCCAGCACATCCATAGGCAACTAAATGTTTCCCCTCCTTATATGAATCAAAAAGTTTTTTCTGGTTATCGGTAAGTGGATCAATATCCACCAAATATTCAGAACTCAGAGGTTTTTTCCTCTTCATCTGCTTTGCCGTGAGTCCAACCCCGATAGGTTGCTCTGCAGATACTCTTTTTCTTCTTGCCATATTAGATCTTAAGGTTTTTTGCTCCTGGTGCCTTTGATGCTTTTGCAAGCACCTCGTTCCATCCTGGATTTTTTGCGATTAGTTTATCTCTCCATTCACCAACATCAGTAGCCATCGGTGCCGTGGATGGATCAGACCAGTCGCGTTGCCAATCTGGATTATCATTTAACCACTGATTCCAGTCGTGAATACTCATACTCACTTCTTTTTGCTCACCAGTGGTTTTATTCACTACGGGATATGTTGCCAAAATTTTCACCTCTTAATGATATGTCTTATTTAGACCCACTCCAGTGCTTCTGCCACTGTAGGGAACTGCTCCGCAAAGATCTTCTTACATGCCTCTGCAATCTCCATGTGCTCCTTCTGAGTACCATTAGCGGAACGCAGTTGGATATAATGAATCCATGAACGGCAAGAACCGGACATATAAAGTCTAGTAGGAGTTGCCAGAGGAAGCACAAAACGAGCACACTCTTTTGCCACACCGTTATCAAGCAGATGCTGATACAGACTCATACCCTGGGCAAAGTAGGTCTCAATCTGCTTGTTAGTCAGTTCCACAAACTCTGGATCCAAGTCGTCAATAGAATTCTGACGATTCTTGGTGTCTTGACGACGAAGTTCTGGGACTGGAATCGTCTCTGCGAGTAGGGAACTATCAGCATATCGTTGTGAAAATTCTTGATATGTAAATGAGCGATGTCGGAGAATTTGAGCTGCCAGACCACGAGTAGTCTCAATCTCCAGAGTCATAAAACTCTGCTCAAACACAGACCAGTGATTATGCTTGATACAATACCCAAGCAACTTAGCATAGTTGGGATTCTCTTGATTATTAGGATTGCTCACACGAGCAACATATGCCATCGTCTGCTCCGCGTCGGGAGTAACACTTACCAATTTTACACTCATTTTTGTTCCTCTTTAGTCTGGGTATCCATCATCATCTTCGAAGATCTCGTCGTAATCGTGTAGTGTTGGATCTCTCTGATACTTTAGATAACTTTGAGTATCAGAGTAAACTTCTGCTTTTAGAGAATCGACTAGAAGTTCTAGATTGCGGACGATAAGTTTTAGTTTGTCTTTGTCCATAAAATAGATTTCTCTCTACCCATTTTACACAAAAAAAGAGGGTTCGTCAAGAACCCTCTGTGTTTTATTTACTCAGTAATTTGACTTCGGCATATATCAGAATCATAAACGCTGCGGAGAAAGCAGTGAATGAACCCACTATTGCCGCAATCATTTTTTCTTCTCTACAAAGAGATTCTTTTCAAATTTGATTCCGCGATAGATTTCGCTGAACCATTGCTCTTGCTGAAGTTGTCTGAGTGACTCACGACGCTCTTCAGTGTCGTAAGCTTGTCCACGGTAAACGACTTTAGACATTGTTCTACTCCAAAGAAATGAGACGGTTAAATCCCGTTCCTTCGGGCGGCGTTTGCGTCCTCTATGAGGATGAACGATCCGTTCCGCGTCGTCCTACTTGCGTCTTATGTTTTATCCCTAAAACAGGTAGGATCAGTCCAATCTGCATATCTACCAACAAACTCGATTTTCTCTGAAGGAGAAAGAAGTTCTGATTTAAATGTTCTCTCCACTAACCAGTCAAACTGCTCACAAGTGAGAAGTAATCTTGATTCTGGGGAGGACAGTGTTAGTAGTAGAGATAGAATCATAAGATGAACGTAAGGGTATTATACCCCGTTACTGATATTTAGTCAATCGACCCTAGAAAGTCAAAATTTTGCCGGAGTTTTTTCCGACGATCTGGGAAAACAAAGGTCAATTTTGGTTTAGCTTCTTGATCTCAAACAAAGATGACTTCTGATATTTTTTTATCTTCTTATATTCCTTAATGATCTTATCAATCTCCTTGTTAGGAATTCTGACTGTAAGATCATTGTTGTCATCTGCACCAACAAATCCAAGTCCAGATTTTCTTTCCTCTTCTTTCATATCAACAAAGTCGTTGATATTATCTTGGATCTCATTACGAATCAATTGATTTATTTGATCTCGGAGATTTTCTTCATTCATTTCTTTTTCTTCTTTTCGTTTGGTACATAACCCCACATCTTGGGACTAACTGTTCCTTCCGTCCACTTCATTGCTCTAAAGTCACGATACTTATCCCAATACTGATCAAAGATATCTGACTGAAGACCCTGAACAATATCGTGCTTTTGTTCTCCATTATCACCATAGGTTACCAGATAAGAGTCTCGTGGAAGACTCCTATCATTGGCAGCGGAAGGATCACAATTTGCATTAATAATATTAATTCCCTTACCCACGATTCCCCCATACAATTTGAGGAAAAGCTTCAGAAACAATTTCCTTTGTAATATTATATTTGTCGGAAAGTTTCCCATCCTTTACAAGACAAACAACCTCTGCTTCCAGTGGGTGCAGTCCTTCCAAGAGGTTGATAAACATCGTCTCTCTACGAATAGAGGTCAAACCATTATTACCACCCCTAATGAAGTGATAAAAGTGCTTACACTCTCTACGAAGAGTGGTTTTACCATCAGTATCAGATGCTCCCAATGAGAACGAACCTGCCTCATACATTCTGCGGACCTCTTCCGTAATCTTCGTAGAAAGAGTTCCACTTTGAGTTGTCTGTTCGGCATATCCAGAATAAGGAACTGGTCCATCTGGAAGTGCAGAATGAACCGAATCATCAAAGTTCCAAATTAAAAGCATTCTCAAAGCATCATGATTATACTTTTGGAGAACTTCTACTTTCTTTGCTTTTGACCTCTGTTTTGATGCAAGATCAAAAATCTCAAAAATCAATGGATTATTTGGAAGATCCAAGTTTGATGCGGCAGGTTTTTTTGTTGTCTTTGCCTTACTCGTCGTCTTCGTCGCTGGTGTCTTCGTAGTCATGATAGTTGTCAAAATTAAATGCAATTACTTCGTCAGGTATTAAGTTTCCCTGATTATCAAACATTTCGGGATGAGGTCTTGGCACTTCCCTATAGTTCATCATATATTCTCTGGCAGTCCATCCAATCACTAGTCCCACTACAAGAAATAAAATGGTCATAAATGAACCAAAAACTAGACTAACTGCTAACATTTTTCTTTCTCCGGGAAATTACTTTTCTTTTCCTTGACTTAAAGGAAAACTCAAAATAGATGGTGACTTCCCGATTTAGAAAGCAAACCATCTTCTCAAAGATGACGTGGAATGGTTGAGTCTGCTTTCTTTTACCTCCATTAAGAATAAAATCAACGCCACGGTTTCTGTGGTCTTCTGATTTATTTATGTGATGGTCAGACGAGTTGATGTTCCTTGAGGAATTTGATTGTGTCAACGGATCCTCCCAACTTTTTATCATCACAAATCACTTGAGGAAAGGTTGACCCTTCCCCAAATTCAGCATAGAACTCTTCTTTAGTAAAGTCCTCTCCAAGATTATAAACCACATAGTTGTTGTTTGTCAATTCTAATACTTGTTTGACCTTATAGCAATAAGGACAATTGTCTTTTGAGTATACTGCAAAGTTCATAATTTTCTTTTAATTTCTTATATGAAAGATCAAATAAATGTTTACTGGCATATTTATTATGATATAGCGTATAGATCATTCTGTTCCACATAGACAAT